CTTGCTCGGCAAATCGAGACTTCATCGTTGTGTGGCGTTTTATGGAAACAATTCGCCCTGCACTGTTCTTCATAAGGTGATCTTTTGTTAAGCCACCACTCGTTTTCTCGGCCGTTCCATTAAACACTTTTCGGCGAGAACCAATACGCTGTGTTTTATTGTTTGGCATTCTGTATTACATCTTGCCAATACTTTAGTGTAAGTTTTTCTAGCTTGAATGTTTTTGATTGGAACTCTACAAGTTTCGCTTGCATTGTCTCTGATGTAATATCGGTCCATTCGTTAACTATCCATACAGGTAGATCATCAAATAGTGGATTTAACCCCGAAGTTTTCACAATTGGATAACATCCTAAACACAGTGCTTCCCATGTACGATGGCAGTCTAAACCATTACCTTGAGGAGATACTACAAAAGCGTATTTCACCATATTTTTCCAACATACATCGCGAGTTGTTTTTACAGGTTCGTAAAACACTAAATCTTTAGGAATTGTCTTAAACGCATCAACTCGGTCGACTTGTCCATAACGAGTCGTCATCAAAAATTGAAAATTTGCATATGCTTTGCAACTACGAACTCCTGCTAAGTTTCTAATTGCAATTAGCTCAGATTCTTGAATAGACGGCATCTTTTTTATTCCCCACGAATGACGTTGAACAGGTGACCATGAAAATTGACTTGGTGATGGTGTAAGTGAGTGGTAATCAAGACCAATCGGAATGCGAACTAATTTTTCATAATCAGATACACAATTTTGTGCAAACCATTTTTTCAGAAGAGGATTCATAAGCAATACAAGTGAACATGATATGTCAGATGGAATCGTCAAATCAGAATTATTTGTTAATAGAATAAACGGTTTTGTTAACGTTGGCAATACTTCGCTTACAAATTTGGGCAAAGCCTGTGGACATACATGAAATATATCGTTGTCATTTGCATTAGCAAACCATACAGGATTGAGTCCTCCAAAATCAGAAACAGGTGTTGGGCTTCGTTTATCGCATGATTTCAATAGTCCAAATGATCCCACATACTTACACGACAGTTCATCCATTTAGAATATCATGATGTAAATAAATGCTAATTTTTGACACACGTGTTGATATGATAAAACAACTAGTTTCACAGGGCTCTATTGTAGCAGAAGTAGGTGTGTTTCGCGGTGATTTTATGAAGCAGTTGGTTTCGATTATAAATCCCACTACATTTTTTGCCATAGATCATTTTTCTGGAACTGTTGGTTCTGGAGATCAAGATGGAAATAACTTTATATACTGTAATTTAGATAAAGAGTATTTGAATCTAGTTACATATTTCAAATCAAATACAGGAATAAAATTTGCGAAGGGATACAGTAGCAATGTGCTGTCAACTTTTCCTGATAATTATTTTGATATGATTTATATTGATGCAGATCATTCGTACGCTGGCTGTAAAAAAGATTTAGAAATATCTTTTAATAAAATCAAACAAGATGGATGGATAATGGGTCACGACTATGATCAAAATTTTTCAAAGTCAAAAACCAAATATGATTTCGGAGTCAAACAAGCTGTAGATGAACTCTGTGCTCAACGTAATCAAGTAATCCATGCAATAGCAAATGATGGATGTATTTCGTATGCCATTAAGATTTCAAAATAATTTTATATCAGTATGTTTCTGACCCATCGTCGCATTTCACTGAGTTTTATATCAGCGGATCGATGTATCGAAAAATGAACAAGTTTATTTCTGTATTTTGCAGAATTCCAACTAAATTTGATTGGAACTGAATCAAAATTCATTATATAGTTAGAATTATTTATCACAGTTAAGTCTGTCAAATTACGCAAGTTGAAATATACATTCATAAATGACTGTTCATACCAATAATTAGTGGTTCCTGTGTGATTTTTAATTAATTCTAAAATATTGTCAAAATGTTCTTTCATGATGGGTGTATTTAAAAACCCAAAAATACCTGCATTCAATACGTAAATCTTGTTATCTTTGAAAAATGCAAGATCAGTGGGTGTGTAATTAAGTAAAGAATGATATACTTGCGTGTGCCAAGATAAATCATTTCCTTGCTCGGCATATGAGTATAGTTTATTAGTGGTAATATTACTAAAAATTGAGTCTAAATTTATGTCTACAAATATGTCTGAATCAATAAAAAGTACCTTTTCGTATTTTGAAATGTCGTATTTAAATATTTGAAGTTTTTTCATTGATGAATCCATTGCAGAGATCGAATCATCACATGCGACGATCTGAACATTCTTGAATCTTTTTGTACACTCGGAAACCATAGACGTATCTGCAATAATTAATATGTCAATTGTGTTATATCTTCGTAGACTATTTATTGATATCTCCAACATGTCGATATATTTGGAGTTGTAACCAACTGTGTAATATACGAGATTCATTTGTATTTAAAACACAAATCTTTTGAAAACCTATTTCAAATCAAGGTCTGTAATCAGGATGTTGTGTATAACCCTCTTCAAGTAGAGCTTTGATTTTATCAAGTTTTTCTTGTAAAGACAATACTTTTGATCTAACACGTTCGTAATACAATCGTTTCTTATCTTTTTTGAATTCTACTGCAAAACCATCGCCGTGATTACCATTTGCTTTAATGTAGTAAACATGTTTTGGTAGTTCAGATATTCCATCTGGTAAAATTGCTTGACGTGGTTTCTTCTTCTGGTTTACATTTTGTTCTGTTTGGGTAGCAAGTCTTAAATTTTGCTTACGGTTATTTAGCCCATTGCGATCAATATGGTCAATAGATTGCTTTGTTCCTCTTCCCGGAAAATCAAAATTTTTCATAACAAAGTTATGAAGATAAAGTACTTTTCGAACATTATTAATTTTAATATCAGAACCAACATACTTACCATCTGTGACTAGATGCCAGTTTCTTGTTTTTACCTTTTCAATATCATCCTTGTCAATAAAGAATTTTACGTCATTTCCATTATATTTTGCAATACATTCTACGCAATCTTCTAGCTCTCTATAAACTAAAGGATTGGGTTTTCTTCCTAGCTTTGTTAATGTTTCACCTTCAATTACAATCGACATTTATTATGATTAATATACTATGGGGTATCTTTAAATCCATTTTGTAAATGTTACTAATTCGAGTAAGCAAGACCACCCATGCCGCTCATTACACGGAGCACGTTGTAGTTGAGCGCATAGACGCGGACCTGGGCCGTGCGGGCACCCGTAACCGTGTTGAGGGACACCGTGAGCTGTAGCGTAGCCTTGTCGATACGGGAGAAGTTGCACGTGCCAGACGGCTGGTGCTCCTCCGGACGGAGAGCAAAGCTGTAGATGTTGATACCCGTAGACGGCGTACGGCAGTGGTGCTGGAACGGCTGCACCTTGTCGAAGTACGCGCCCTCACGCTCAGTGAAGCGGTCCTGGCCGTTGAGCTGGAGCTTGGCAACCTCAACCGGGTTCTTGCCCTCGCAGCGGATACCAGAGTCAAGCACAACCTTCGCGAGGAGGTAGTTGACACCAGACTCGAACTCACCGGCACCCGTGATATCCTGCGTATCAGCACCAATGAGACTGGACTGCTCAGTCACACCCTGACCAAGAACAGCCGTCGCAATCTGGCCAGATGAGCTGGACACAGTTGCAGCGTTGCCGGCAGAACCGTTGGCCTGGGATAGGAGGGACATGATGATGCCATCCGTGCTGAAGTCATCAGAGTAGTTGAACGGCTGCGGGCCGCCAACTGACGCAACCCAGGCGGGGTTCGAGCAGTCGACGAATGAGTCGCGCTGGACGACCCACTGGAGCTCCTTGACCGGGTGATTGAAGTTGAGCTGGAGCTTGTTGCTTGAGCTCGTGATGCTCTCGGCACCCGTGTACTGCACCTGCTCGATGAGGTACTCGTGGCTCTGCTGGGCAAAGCGGCGACGCTCCTCCGTGTCTAGGTAGACATAGTCAACATAGAGGGAAGCAGCGGCGAGGGACTGGGCCGGGGCAGGCTGAGCATTGCCAACAGTCGTCTCGGCGTACTGGCAGTTCTGCCACGTCTCAAAGTCCACGTTGATACGGACCTCGTGGTACTGGAGCGCGATGAGCGGGATAGCAAGACCCGGGTTACGGCAGAACCAGAACTGGAGCGGGATGTAGAGCGTCTTCGCCGGGGTGCCCTGGCGGGGTACGCAGGAGATCGTCGTCTCAGAGGCAGAGCACGTCGCATCAAGCGCGAGGCCACCAGAACGCTTCATGAGAACTAGGTCGTGCGTGTTGCCGATGATTGAGTCAAGGGCGCGAACTGAGCCAGCCTCAACCGTGAGCTGGGTCCAGATCTGCATCCAGTCGCCGTACTGGCGGTCAATGCGCTGGCCACCGATCTCGAGCTCAACCTGCTTGAGGAGACGGTGACCGATGTAATTGAGCCAGCGGAAACCACCGAAAGACGCACCTAGCGTACCAGAGCTGGTACCAGTTAGGCTGACCTGCGGGAGAACGACCTGCACGTACGTCTTGTACATTAGGTCAGCGTTACGGTTGATGACAGCCGTTACACGCTTGTTGAAGTCGGCCTGACCGTTGAACGTCACCTCAATGGACTCCACGGCGAAGTTCGTGTGACGCTTGTATAGGATCTTCCAGAACGTGATCTGCGGGTTGCCGCTGATGTAAATATCCTGAGCACCATACGAAACAAGCTGCATTAAACCCAAAAATCCTTGTAGTGCATGACCAGCATTCATGCACTACAATCTCAAGCTCTCCTCATACATTGGATAACAACAATGTATAATTCCTCTTGAGAACCTCCTTTCGGAGTGGTTGGACTGTATCTTAAGGAGACTATAGTTCTCCCCACCGCCATTCAGTCTCTGAACAGCATTCGTTGTCAAAATTAGACAGACGAACTTGGCTGCGGATTGTCCCTACTTACAACCTTTTTACCATGCCCATAAGTTTCCCTATGGTTCCGGCACTTACTCTTTCGAATAAAGGGTGGTAGTTGTAATTTGACAGGAGTTTCCCGCAATTTGACGGTGTTGCCCTTGATGTTACCGGACTAGCATTGCCTTTTCGCAACACTCTTGGTGGCAGTTTAATACTGTTTACCACCCATTTTATGTTTATGATATTCAGCAAGAAAAAATTTTGAGAAGATAAATGGACGTGTGGTTCTTTCCGACGTCGAACCCCCTCGTCAACACGTTTTTGCGTTCAATTGTAGTCATCTTAACTATGATTTTTGGTTTCAAGACAAGCTGGTATTCTGCATACTGGGGTGCAATTGTACACGATGCAATTTCACTTGTTCTGATTCGCAATTTAGTGTAAAAACGAATTCTTTTAACTTAATTTACATTTACTGTAAAAAATGTATCGCATTGCATGGCGCGTGATCGCGACTAACTATGTGGGACATGGTGAGTATTGTCTAACTCTCGAAAATGCTAAGGATTGGGTATATGCTATGAATAAAAAGCATCCCGATACAGAACACTGGATCGAGAAAGAGAGCAAGTAAAACTACTGTTTAGTTTTTTTACTTGCCTCCTTTGGGAATCGAACCCAAGACCTACAGCTTACAAAGCTGGTGCTCTACCAACTGAGCTAAGAAGGCTTATTTATATATATAATAAAGTATGTAAATGATATGTATATATTTTTCAAAGCAATGGCAAGCAGCTGTTGATATATTATTTACATCTATTTTTGATCCTGAAGAAATTCCATATTATAAGAAAACAATAGTCCATAGTAATTCAATTTTAATGATTGATGGAAATCGAGTCGTAGGATTTTTACTTTTAACTCACACATCAAATGGTATACATAAGTACCAACTATCCTACCTAGGAGTTGATGAAAAGTACCGAAATAAAGGAATTGCAACAAAAATGTTGGACATGTTAGATGTCAGTGTTTGGCTTGAAGTCTTAAACTCAAACACCGAAGCATATAATTTTTACATTAAAAATAACTGTAAGCTTTATAATTCATTTATGTGTAAAGATGGCTCGATAGCAAGCACATTTACTCGAATAACAAAAAATGTTTAGATATTTGGAGAATACACACCCTGCGAAAAGATAGCAGCCGATAGGCATGCAGTGATAAGAATGGTTCCAATCCACGACACGAAGATGCGAGCGATAATGCGCCAGTTGACGTTCTTCAAATCATGGTCACACAAACTGATACCAATGACGGCACCCGTGATACACTGCGTGGATGAGATTGGGAAGCCATATTTGGATGCGAATGATACAACCAATGCAGTTGCGAGTTCAGCTGAGAAACCACGGGCAGGGGAAATGAAGGTGATCTTCTCACCCAAGACTTCCATGATCTTCTTTCCATACGTCGCCAATCCCACAACGATTCCGGTTCCACCTAGACCAAGAATCCACAGCGGAACTTCAATCTTGGAGGCCACTGCGTTATTCTGGTAGATGTACCAAATCGCTGCAAGCGGACCCACGGCATTGCTCACGTCATTGGCTCCATGCGCAAAAGAGGTACAAATACTTGTAAAAATTTGAAGATATTTGAAAGTGTACTCAACCCTTGGGTCATACTCTGCAATTGTCTCGGGAAGAACAGTAAGTTCAGTGACCTTACGAGTCAACCATGGAATTGTAGATGCAGACAGTAGAGCCGCACCTGTTGCAACACAGATTGACACCCACGACGTCGTCTCAATTGGCCAAGTAATCTTGGATCCCGCCCCCTTGGAGAGAATGAAGAACGACTCGATAAAGAAGGTCACGAAGACGACAAACGGCAGCAAGTGGATTGAGCGCCAGACACCATGCGTGCTCTTGAAGACAAAGTACTTGATAAGCGAATAGAACCCGGCTGACATGAGAGCGGTCACAATTGGGGACGAGATCCACGAGACTACAACTGGGACAAATCCAGCCACATACGGAAAATCGGGGATTGCCTTATTCCAGACCACGCCATCTAGGCCCTTGTAGACAAGTGAAAAGCCCATAATACCGCCTACAATACTATGTGTGGTTGAAACAGGTAGACCAAGATACGTTGCAGTGTAGAGCCATGTCGACGAGGCGGCCAGTGCACAGAGCATTCCATACATTAGAACATACGGCTGGGACTTGAAGAACGATACATTGGAAATACTTCCTGCAAGCGTGTTCGTGACTGGGGCCCCAAGAAGCATCGCTCCAGAGAACTCGCACACGGATGCAAGTCCGACAATTTGCGTCATGGTCAAAACCTTCGAGCCAAACGTGGTTCCAAATGAGTTGGCTAGATCATTGGCTCCAATACCACAGGCATCAATGAATGAATTGATTCCTCCTGCAATCAAGATCCACAAGTACATTTGTTTTAATTAGTTCATTACACGTTTAAGTAATAAATCTTTTTACCTGAATAACAAAAAAATGTTTAATTATCAATACTCACAAGCAGGAATTCCCCCACTAGCAACACCACACCATCCTTCCATCAACCCTTGCTGATTGCGACACATGCACACATGACGAGGAATTGCGCCTCCTGTATTTGCCCGATTGTGAACTGGGGGGACTTCCATAAGTGGCATCACCCCAGGCACTGGAGTCGCTGCACGCGGCGGCGATCTAGGGCCACCATTCATCAGGTCTACGTACGCATCGAATCCATTCTTTGCAATATACTGCAATGAACGCATTGTCTCTGCATAACGACAACCACTATCAACAAGTTTCATCTTGTTTCCAATAAGTAGGAAATCCGAATCACTTGTAAACATGAATCCAGTTGCTTGTCCCTCAGCCCACATTTCAAATGATGGGTAGCGGGCTTGAAATGACCATTCATCCTTCAAATTTCCATTCAGATCTCGCCAATGACAGTTTAGCTTAGTCTCGTTCTCTTCGAAGAGACGATTGTAGTTGGCACGCGTTGCGCCTGTAATCTCCGGATCATCGGGATCCCTCTTCATCACTTCCCACATGTTTCTACCTGTATCTGCACTCGCAAGATTAACTGCGCGAATACCATCCTGGATATACTTGCATTCCTTTTCACTCATATTGATGCAACGAGAAAGATCCATGGTGACTTTTGACATCCAATTAAAAAAATTATTTATTATCCGTTTTCTTACGTTCCAGTAGACCCGAAACCACCAGAACCGCGATTATCAGGTGCGGCAGGTAGATCATCTAGTGTATCCACTAGAACAACCTTCTTCCAAGGCATCCAATTCTGCTGTACAATTTGGAACAGACGAGTTCCACGAGTTACGGTGTACAATCCGCCATAAAGTACATCAACACGAGCAATTAGTTCACCGCGGTATCCCATATCTGCAAGTCCAATCTGATTTGACATACGTAGAGGTGTGAGGCTCGTGGATGAGCGAGCAAGAAGAAGGTATGGAGCAGGATCACCTGATTCCGTCAGAGCTGCACAGTGAACACCGAGACGCATTTCAGCTCCAAACTGCTTATCGTTAGCCCAATCAGGACACATTAGATCACATCCAGAATCCGTTACACGACGCTTCGCTAGGTGCTCAGATAGCATCTGACGAAGAACAGGATCAACGACATAGATATATAGGCTCATTTTTAGTATATTTCAGTTTCATGTCATGTTCATCCGTTTTCTATAAACGATTTGAGAGGCTGAAAGGTTACAATAATCAGTCCAACTGCAATATATTGAGCAGCAATAGCATATGATGACTCTGTTAGTGTCGTTCTACCTAAGAAATATGACACTGTAGTTGTCAGAGGAGAAAAATGATCAGTGTGTGCCGTTTGACCAATCATGTAAACAGCAAATGTAGTGATGCCCATTGCATATGGATTTCCATGAGTAAATACATGAGCAAATACAAGTACAAGTGCTCCTAAAAACTCTATAAAGTATTTATACTCCATTATTAAGTTACAAATGTTTTAAGCAGACTACAATATACTTATCAGATCCACCAACATCTATCTGATCATCTACCATATCACTAGTTGTTTTCTTTGAGTAATATGCAGGTGTTCCATCCTTACATACAGAACAGAACGCAGTCAATGTTGTAACTTTTGTTGCAATTGGTATACACTGCAAAACTTCTCCAAATGCATTTTGATTTGCGTCGCCATTTAGGCCAACAACTAGTACATGTTTTTTATGAACAAGCAACAATGATTTTACAAACGTAGCCAGCCCTGTAAAAAATTGAGCTTCTTCGATAAGAATACAGTCAGCAGTCAATAACTCATTTGCAACATATAACCCAATAGTTACATTCCAAACTAGACATGGATGAGATTGTTTATTATGTGACATAATGACATCTTGCGTTGAATAACGAGTATCAATATTTGGTCTAATGATTACTGCAGTTTTACCAATACTCTGTTGTCTTTGAAGATACGAAATTGCATACGTTGTCTTTCCCGAAAACATAGGACCCATAACAATTTCAAGAGACATATCTATCTGTTATACGTGGATTGTTTTAAAATTGCGAAACGGATTGCAAAAAGTCAAAGATATTGAAGAGTACAAACTTTCATCTCACCTACACAGCCTACAGTCGAGATGTCGAACAACAAGCAGATGTGCCGTAACGGCGAGCACTGCCGCTACGGAACCAAGTGCACGTATGAGCACACGCCGGAGCAGATGGAGAAGTTCAGGGCCAAGCAGACCGAGAAGTACAAGGGCATCCGCGGTTGCTTCGGCGGCTCGCGGTGCACTAACCCGGGCTGCACACACGGACACTCTGTAGAGGAGATCACTGCCGCCAACGTGCGCTGTGGCTTCATTCACGAGATCGAGACCCGCGTCGCGGAGTTTCAAGCGATTGAGGCCGCATCGGCCGAAATTGACAAGATGATCGCAGCCGATCAAGTCGATCTGATCGACGAGGCTGAGCAAGACGCATTCGCACTGGCGGACGCGGAGCACGACGAGGAGATCCAGGCTGCGGCCGAGGAGTTCTTCGCCGAGCAGGAGCTTATTGATGAGCTCAACACGGTCTTTGAGACCGTAGCGGCAGCAGTGCCGCAGACGCCTAAGAAGTCCAGCTGGGCTACAGTCGTCAAGCAGGCGCCCGGAGCGCCGAAGAAGATCAACCGCTTGATGTTTTCCGACGTTGAAAACTGGGGCGACATCGAGTAAAGTCCTCTGAGGAGGCACCGGTCTAAGGACCGCCAATAAAAAATAGCCGCGAGGGTTGTTTCTATCAGAAGGCACAGGTTGCTAAATAAGGTAGTTTTTTTTACTCAAATACCATTCTTGGTACAATATGCATAGCTTCAAGTTCCTGACTCCAAAGTTTGACAGCATAAGGAATTGTCTTCATTTCGAATGATGTACGACTCTTGCAAACTCCACAATGGTAAATTTTTTCATTCTCGTTTACAACTGCCAGACTACCACATGACTTGCAAAATCCAGTACAGAATGGATCTGATACATCCATCAGTCGTTCCTTGGTGAAACTAGCAATACCATGAGAAATCATACAGTCACGTTCCATCTCACCTACACGAAGACCACCATCACGTGAACGTCCCTCACACGGCTGACGAGTCAGTGATACAATAGGTCCACGATTGCGAGAATGCTTCTTGTCGATTACCATGTGCTTCAAACGCTGGTAGAATGTAGGACCCATAAAGATTTCTGATTTCATCATTTGACCAGTTTCTCCGTTGTAAAGAATCTCATTTCCATACGAACTGAGACCCAAATCAAGTAGATGTTCACGTAGCTCTTTTTGCTTGAGGTGAGTATACGGCGTACCATCACCAACGGTTCCGCGCTGTGTACAAATCTTTCCAAACATCGTTTCCATAAGCTGAGCAATCGTCATACGGGAAGGCACAGCGTGAGGATTCATGATCAGATCGGGGCGAAGACCATCTTTTGTGTATGGCATATCCTCTTCGTTCAACATGATACCACACGTTCCCTTCTGTCCGTGACGAGAACTAAACTTGTCACCTACTTCCGGAACACGTTCAGAGACTACTCGTACTTTGATGAATGGATATCCGTCTGAGTTCTTATCCTGCCAAACTCCATCTACGCGACATGATTCCGAGTTACGATGCATAGTTGATGAATCGCGAAATGCGTATCCGTTCGGATCACTTTTGATCGTAGTTACCTTTCCAATGACTACATCATTCTCATTGATTTGCGTGTGAAGGATCGGAAGACCATTTTCCTGAACAGCATACTTTGAAGAACTTTTATATCCACGAGTCGTTTCGCGAGACGGCTTCGTAAATCGTTCTTCCTTTCCAGACGTGATGTTACGATGCTCTTCGTCTTTATAAATCGTGTAATACAAGCATCGGAATAGACCACGTGCTACAGCACTGCGGTTCAGAATAACTGAATCCTCCTGATTGTATCCACCATACGTTCCAATTGCAACAATGATGTTATCACCAGTAGGCATTTCATGTGATTTGAGAATGTTATGAATACGAGTCTCAACGAAAGGTCGCATAGGAGAGCATAGAATATACCCGTTCTTATCGAGACGTTTGGCATAGTTACGAGCGAAGATACCAATCGACTGCTTACCCATAGCTGACTGATACGTATTTCTCGGAGACTGATTGTGATCAGAGAATGGAATACTAGCCGCCATATGCCCTAGAATGAGAGAAGGGTGAATTTCGCAATGAGTATGACCAATGGTAATATCAGCAGGAGTCATTGCAATACGAACGGTTTCACTTTGCAGAGGATCTACAAACTCAATACACGTTTTTACCCAATCGTTCCATACAAACGGCTTAGGAGGTGGATTGATAATTTTACCGTTTACAACTCGGAAAAGTGGACGAGCAAATCGCCCAGCATCCGTTTCAATCGTAATACTATTCTGCATTGTATCCCAAGAAATGCTACTGTGTGGGTGAAGATGAAACAGTTGTTTTGCAAGTTGTAGTTTCTGACTGACATCTACTGGATTTGACGTGTACGCAATAATTACACCATTTAGTGTAATCGGCGTTCCAACATATTCCTTCGTGACTGAATCAATCCATACAATGGTGTCCATCTGTTTCATCAAAGCAATCACCAAATTTGATGGCGTATGTTGAGTAATTGCAGTCATCATTGTGATTGTTTTTACAATACCAACTGAATGACCCTCCGGTGTCTCAACAGGGCAGACGTATCCCCAACTCGTACCGTGTAGCTTACGAGGAGCAAGGAGTTTGCCTGACTTCTCAATAGGAGTCTGAATGCGACGCAGATGGCTAATCGTAGCAGAATATGATAGGCGATTGAGCACTTGAGAAACACCAACCTTTGTTGCATTAGAAAGAGCAGTCGAGTTAGACGTTCCAAGACCTTGTACGGTAAAGTTACCAGTTGCCAGTGCCTGCTTTAGTTTTCCTTCGATTGTTGAAACTTTCAGAATTTTATAGAGATTATTTACATTTAGAACTTCAAGAGGACGAGGTGCATCACCTCGCTTCCATGAATCGTTGTTCACTTCCTGAACAAACTTACCACGAATATCCTTTGATACTTTCTGGAAAAGCTGACGAAACAGGTGAGTAAGTAGAGCACCAGTTGTTACAATTCGCTTGTTTGGATACGCATCTCGATCGTCAAGCGGCAGAACACCTTTGTTTGTCAGGATAAGACGTCGTACCATCGTGGCAATCATTACGCACTTGCGAGCTTCGATTACAGACTTCTCAATTTTTTCGCCACCAAACTTTACATGCGGTAGACATTCGGTCTCAAGAAGAGATCGTACGTAAGCGCATTTATCTTCTAGCGTTGTTGAGTACTGTAGATGGTTTGAAAGATACTCGATTGCATCCGTTCGACTATAAATCTTCAAGTCAGAACACTCTTTGAAAGAAGCAGCAAGCATTTCGGAATATTGACTGTTTTTATCCCAAATGAGATTTGCAATTTCTTCGTCGGTTTCTACTCCAAGTGCTCGAAACATTACCATCAGCGGTATGTCTTCGCGAAAACGCGGAAGGCATAGAGTTAGAGGATATCCAAGTCCATTGAACTTTCCTTGAACACGAATTTCGAGCTTTTTGGGCGGAGATGTAAACGATTCGTGAATCGACTTGATCTCAACAGAGTGCGTGAACTTTGATGATGCCTTCTTGTTATAGAATACCATCATACGGTTATCTGCGACCTTTTCCTGAGAAAGAATTGTTCGCTCCGTTCCGTGAATAATGAAGTATCCGAACGGATCATAAGGACATTCACCAAGATCCTCTTTGCTAAGAGGGTAATCTTTCATCAAACAGAGAGATGATCCCAACATAACGGGAATCTTTCCAAACGAAACTCCTTCGAATACCTTTACATCTTCATCAAAATGCTCCGGAGTTCTGTGAGTTCTAGCAATGAACCGTACATCGCAGAACATCTGTGCAGAGTATGTAAAATTACGAATACGAGCTTCCTGTGGAAACATTGGCTTAATACGTCCAGTTGCTTCCTGAATACGAGGCTTCATGTACGTAATATTTTCGAACGATAGACGAAATTCGTACTTATACTTCTTAGTATCAGGATCCTGTTCATGCCAGACAACAATATGAGGAGTCGACGCCACAACAAGAGGAATCTTGTTGCGAATAAAGTCTTCGAACGACTCGATTTGATGATCGACTAGCTTCGAGATACCTTCGATTTCGAAATACGATTGAATAGAGTCCCAGTCCATCGTATATGATTAAACTATTTTAACCGTAAATCTATTCTTGATTCGTTTTTAATAGAGATGTCCGAGAAAGTTGTAATTACGAAGTTAGAAAGTCAGGTTTCGGTTCAAAAGAAAGTACCTCACAGAGGTATTTTAAAAACTGCAAAAGTTAGGCCTACGTCAGAGCCATCAAAGTCTCCCCCTGTCAAAAAATCAATGCGTACGCACACGGTCCGGCTTCTTACAAATAAAGGTTCTAAGCGCCATCGCAAGACGTTACGTCATAAGATTGCTAAGCTTTCCGATGAAAAAATCAAAGATATTGCCAAACGAAGCGGCTTACTGAAAAATGCTGGTACACCTATTTCAATTCTTCGTCAAATGGTAGAAGGCGGAGCTATTGCTGGATTTCTTTCCGTCTAATAATTAATCGGTCAGTATGACGACTTTTTGGGGGCCACTCGGATGGATGACACTACATTCTATTTCATGTTTGTATCCAGAAAATCCAACGACTGTAGATAAACAGATTGTAACAAAGTACTTAAAACATTTTGAGGAGACGATTACATGTCCGAAATGTCAAACACATTTTTCTTCAATGGTGAACATGTATAAGAAAGCTTATCCCAATTGGCTCAATAGTCGGTATGATTTTTTCCTATTTGTTTGTATAGCGCATAATACAGTAAACAGACGCTTAGATAAACCCATACTTCCAACAACAGCCGACTGTTTAAAAACATTTCAATCGAATGTTAAAATTACATCTCCAGCAAACTATCGCCAGAGTTATTTAACATACCTAACACGAATTTGGTCACAGGAACAATCAGGTGAGAGTTTTATGCGACTAGCATCTGTTCGTGAAATGAAAAAGATTAATGATCAGTATTGGATTCCTCGTGAAACCGATGTAAATACAGTTGTTTTTTTAGCCGATGCAGATGTTACTCAGCCAATTATGCAGGATCCTAAACACTATTCGCCATCTCCTGCTATCCCTCTATTTGTAAGCAATCCAAATATGCACATCGGATTTAAAAACGGGAGACTGAGGTTAGGGACTCGCTAGGATTCCATGGGAGAGAAATATACGGATCTACTTCCCATTCATGACGCTTTAACCACGGAGCTCGTGTTTCAGTATATACTTCATCTTTAAAGATTCGAATCTTTTTTGCATCTCGCAGTGACTTAGATGGCAGGATAAACTGAAGTTGATTTGTGATAGAATAATTCAAATCTGATGTACAAACTTCTTCCGATTCATCGTATTTCATAATGTCTGTAATAAGAGGTGCTTCAGGATATGGATAGTACCAAGACCAATTCGTAGGCATCCCATTCATAAAATACGAAAGTGTCCAGTGAAATGTTTTCCAATATGCATCCACAACTGGTTGCATATCGGTAACACCATCAAGTACATGTAGACCATACTTGCGAGAAAAGTTTGATTGTTCTTTTCCAAGAACGGCCTTTTCTTCAGGTCGTCGTCTACGTGTAATCATATCTTTGAGAATTACCATTTCTTTCGAAGCACAATATTCCAAAAAGTCAGAACGTCCTTCAAATGTCAACAAATTTGGACTTCCTGATTCTTTATAGAACTGCAGTGCTCGTTCATATCCACCTTCACGCAATGAAAATATTCCCAAATGAGGCATGAAATCATTACCAAAACACATAATTGAGAGGGCAATATATTGATCAATTTGAAGAGGAACTTGAGTCAGCAGCTTTTGAATATTCAAACTAGCAAATTCGGCACTTGCTAGTTTAGGATCATTGAACTCTGAGCTTTCACGAAGTAGAGACATTTTAGATGACATGTGACAATGCTTCAAGCAAATAAGAATTAGATCAGCATCGAGACCATAAATGCAAACTGTTTTACGTTCGCTTTCCTGTATATTCTTCAAACTCAAAAATAGCTTATGTTCTCCTTCGCCAGGCAAAAGTGTTGAGCTAATATCTACAAAAGGAAACCGTGTCCGCAATCCAGATTCCAAATCCTTCATATAAGGTGTTCCAGGTGAAATTTGATTACGATCAAATGATTCAGTAGTATCCTTTGCTCGCATGCGTCGATACCGTTGCTGTACAATTTTTGCATACGGAACTAATCCATCCATGGCTACCAATACCTTTTTAGCCTTGCAAATATGAGTCATGATGTATTCAAATGATGTAAGAATGGAACCAACGGGATCCTCTTCTTTCAAATATCGATGAATTAAACAATTAAAATCAATTCCCAAAACATCAACTTCAAGCGGACAATTCTTTTTAACTGTATCTACAATTCCTGCATGAGACTTTAGTAAGCTAACAAAATAAAAAGGAATACCCATTAAAAACCTTACTTGTTTTGTGTTAAAACTTGCTACATGTTGTTGTAGCCGGACCGACACTTTCGACACGAGCAGCCACCACCGTGAACTGACTCATCGTCCATCTGAAATGCAATTCCCTTAGAATAGCAGCAGTCCTCGCAACGACAATCGTTTTCGTGAATTGAAACCTCATCATCCAGTGGAGGCATGTCATCATTCTCCGGATTCACCTCAACTGGTGAAGCGGGAAGATCATCTGCGATCTTCGGACCAGACCGAATTAGGTTGCGCGGAACACCCTTATCATAGTAGTGAAGCATGATCTCGCGCCAGCCGTAGTAGAATCCCTCCATGTTACGAACCGTAACGCGGAAGCGATATCCGCCAAGTGGGCGGTCGCCATTGAACATCTCGTCAAGAAGATAGAGAAACTCCGGGCGATCGATCACATGATCGAGAGTCACTCGAGAGTTGTGAGTCATCTTCTTGCGTCCGTTATAACCATAAATCCCAATCTTGAGATCCCACGGATTTTCATATGTAGTACATACCTGTTTCAGCCTCTCAAAGATCGAATCCATGTTGATGATCTGCTTGATATGCTTTAACGCCTTAGGTGTATTATCTTCAATAACCTTCATATTCAGTGCATGCTCGCGGTACGAAACAGCTGAACGAAGATCGAGCAGTTTGTCTACTGAGAAGGCCGCCATTCTGTACTTTTATAATTCGTAGTAGCACTCGATATTAAATCCGTTTTCAGAATAAATGTGGTACCTTTGGATAATACCGATTCTTCTTGCAATTGTATATGCGTATTCTGTTTCGTCTACTATCAAAGTAGCGTCCAAGCCGTGTAATACTTGTCCCAAACAAGAAACTCCTCTCGCATACTAAATAAATGTCTGCATGCGGTAGTAAATCAATGCTCGGTGGTCGTAAGATAACGCGTAAGGCTTACACGGCCCATCGCCGTGGCAAGACAGTTCGCGTTCATTCCCGTCGTATTCATGATGTAGGTGCGCCTGGTAAGTGGGCGTCTTTACATGGTCCCGGCATTGGTCCTCTAAAGGAAGGTTCGCTTGGCAAGGTAGGGTATTCGGAGATGCGTTCGAAAACTGCTCGTCACTCTGCTCTCAAGAAGGCCGTTAAGAAGTTTGGCCCTCTTTCCACGTTCCGTAAGTTACAGGCGGTTGGCACATACACCAAGCGTACGTCCAAGAACAAGAGTAAGCGTTTTCTCGCCGATCGCGACTGGGTAAAGAAAACATATATGTAAAATATAAATGGACTTTGTAGCAGTTATCTTATCGGTTCTTCTATTTGCAGCTTTTGTTCCGGGTGTTCTCGTAACTCTACCGAAGGGTGGCAGTAAGGCGACTGTTCTACTTGTTCATGCTGTTCTTTTCGCCGTAGTCACTCACTTTGTCATGCACTATTACTGGACCTACCGCGAGAGCATGTCTAATTATGGTGGTGTATGCCCCAATGGATATGTACTCGGCATGTCAAAGACTGGTGTCGAGGATTGTGTGCCGACCGGACATGCTACATATGGACCCGGTGCTCCCAAAGCAAAAACTGAGTAAGTAATAAATGTGGGTAGCTATCCTTCTAAAGGTCGTGTTGTTTATGTTATTTGTTCCTGGTGTACACTTTAGCATCCCGCCGGGTGGTTCTCTTCGTGAACAGGCTCTTCTTCACGGTCTAGTATTTGCGGTTGTAAATTACTATGTTTACTTATACATTCGTCCCATGCTAGAAGGTTTTGGTAATCCCGATACACGTATAAGTGCTCCGTGCCCTCCTGGTTACAAGCAGTGCGGTTCGGGTGACTGTGTTCTAGCTAGTGATAAACACGGTCCGTGCCCGGAAAGTGCTTCTGAGGAATAAACATTTAATAGTAACAAAATGCAACTTCGTATTAAGATTCCGACTAATAGACGTTCCAACACATCTAGCTATAAAGCAGATGTGTTGAAAAGATCTCGGATATCCAAATTGAATGAACAACAACTACTTGCATATAGACGAATTCAAGGTCAGCTTGATGGAACATTTCCTCCGAGACCGCCTACACAATATATTAAAAACGAATTTATTTCTGATCCATTTGGATCATTTTAAAATGGATTGGAAGTACGATTCAGATGGTGATATTATTATGGACTGTGGAGACGATGATGATGAGTAATTGCTGATTCTAACATTTTTTGTGTTTCTTTAATTTCTTTGAGTGCATTATCAAGTGATTCCTTAACTAGGAAACTTGATTGCGCCCTGATAAGATGTACCGTTGTATGCTGTATTTGACGGCTCGCTTTTGAAATAAGTTCGTACGTTATTCCAGAAACTTTCTTCATGCATATAATTGAGAATATCTTTTACAGTCCATTTATTCATTTTTGATGAATGATTATTTAATCACAAACTATATAATGGGGCAGACACGTCGTGCTGTTAAAGGTGGAGCATTATTAGGCGAAGGTGTACAAGGAGTTACGTATGATCTTGGATGCGATAGTGAAGGCGCGTCTATGTGTACAATGATGGAAACAAACAATGTCTCTGAAATTCGCTTGGAACTCGAAAGTGGCGACGTTGTTGTATTAAAAACTAAAGAGGATATCGATGAATTTATTCAGTTTCTGCATTCGACAACTGGAAAAGTTGCAAAAATGTTTAAACCAGCTAAAATATTTAGTATGAAAACACTTCAAAGTAAATTAGACGAAGAAATTGATTTTAATAAAACTGTAAATAAAATTTATGGACGTATGTCGTCTCGTTACTTAACATCTGATCCACTAAAGGGATTTCGTAAACTATCAATTGTTGGTGCAATTGTTGTTGTAAATGGAACTCCGTTGCTATTTGTTGTGTTTGGTACAAAATGTACAAATGTGTACGATATTGATATGAAAAGTTTTGTAGTTGACATTCTATCAAGTTTAGTCAAGCTAGAAACAGCTGGATATTCACACAATGACATCAAGTTGGATAACATTGTACGCTGTTCTCAAAAATACAAGCTCATTGATTGGGGAAAATTAAGCAATAGTGATAAGGAATTTGGAACAACTATATTTACAAGCCCTATTAAATGGTATACACTTGGGTATTCTCAAATTGTATCTAAAAACATATATAAACTATCAAAACATAAAAACGTAAGAGATGCTCCTTTATTCAAACAAAATAACAAACGTATTGTTGAAGAGTTTGCAGATGTTGTAAAGAATAATACACGAGAGGAACTAACAGAAATATTTAAAGGAAAATACGATGTATTTATGTTTGGAAATACTATACTGCAGGCAGTTATTCTTTATAAACTAGACTATGAAAAATACAAACCGCTGATTGATAGTTTCACATCTTTAAAAACCCCATTAAATGCGTCACAAGCATTAAAAGTAGCAAAACAATTTCTTAAAAACGAATAACTGAATATTGTATGATATAGTTGTAACCAAGAGTATGCTACGTAACGATGAGGTTCAAAAACTAAAGAACAACTTTCAGGAAATCTATCGCAACTATACTCCAATGGATCTGTTATCAGTTCTATCGGAAGTTCAAACGTATCTACATAAAGAAGATCCAGTCATTAGACGACTGGCGTTCAATGATGATAATTGGAGATTCAGAGAAATGCTAAAGCTACGGCGAGAAGCAATCCAATCCGAGATACGACGCCGTTAGCAAAACGGAATCTTTTTTATTGGAATTAATAGTCGGTAATACAGACACCATGGCCGGAACGTTTCCTTCTGTGGAGTACCGCGATGACCGCGAGAGCGCGTCGAAATCAACGCGAATCGCCAAGATTGACTTCGGTGAGGATGAGAATGGAAACCCGACACTAACTGTGGCACAGCTTTCTGACCTTCCGATCGATAGCCTGGT